CTTAGATGTCAAGGAGTCGCCGATACCAATCAAGGGTAGTTACTCTTGATGGGTATTCCTGCGCCAAGGGCAAGTCGGTAATACCGACAGCCCGGGGCACTCCAGCATAACCGCCAATAAGGTAATTATCCTTAAAGGCTGTTACCCATTCTTCTGGGAATACTTGCTGTAGTGTTGCTATTACCTTCTCGTCGAAGGTACGAGCATACTGATGGAGATGGTCCATATCAAGGGACCATTTCAGTAAGCTCGGAAGCATGTTGAAGTGAAAATTTGGTACAGAGTACCAGTTTTTACTCAACGTGCTATATAGCTCGGTAAGGGACTGATCGCTTCGATCTACAGGTTTGTAGAGCTCGGCTGTAGCCCTGGTCATAACTTCGAGGTTGGAACCCTCAAAGGACCAATTCAGACCGATCGGATGACACAAATGTGCAATCCGGCCTACTACTTTCCTTTGGATAGGAGAGAGGAGACTTACAGCTTTTCTTCCGTAGTTTCGGACCAAATCGAGGAAGTTGTCATTTGACACTTCTCTCCACTTGTACGTGTGATGAACACAGGTACCTGTGATTACCTTTCCAGCGAACTCACAGAGCTCATTGGAAGATAATGACTTATCCGGAGAAAACGGGCACCCGAGATAACCTAATGCACAGATGTACTTATCGTACAGCTGATCATCCAGGATTATCACGTCATCGCCTAACACAAAGAACTCATTCTCATATCTCTTTCCAAGGAGATAGAGGAGAAGGTATCCGTGAGTTAGACCAAAGCTAGCAAAACTTGGGTAAAGACCCAAGGGCTGGCCTTGATTCCATCGGATCGTCCCAATGGTTGATAACCATTGCGATCTACTGATCTCTTCAAAGAGATCGATGGAAGGATGATTCCCAATTAGGCCCTTAAGGGCTTGTAACTGAACTTCCAAAGGGAAGTAATCAGTTGCGTTAGATAAATCTACAGAGTGGATTTTCTTACGCTGGGCTAGGTGTGACTGAACACAAGAAAACGGTTTCGAGTGGTCATGAGTACAATCCCAAGGGAGAGTTCTCAATGCAGAGTACAGTGCATTACCCAAAGGGCGTAACGCTTCTTGATGAACAAGGTAAGGACTTGCGATTGCTCGCAGCTTTAAACCCGGTTCTTGAAGAAAGTGAATTTCACCACCTAACACAGAAGTGTTATTTGGGAAATCACTACTGCGGATAGATGATTTGAAGGTCTGGATATCCACACCTTCAGTCACCTTTCCATAGAGGCTATTATACTTGGACCAAAGCTCAAAATGAGCATCGGTTGCAAAATAGGCAAGACTTGAAAGTCC